AAGATACTCTTATGCTCATTAATGAAATGAATCGTTGCCATTTCCTAGATAAGGATATGCAGTTTCACTTTTTAATAAATAGTGTTAGGTCAAGAAAAAGGTATAGTCCTTTTTTGAGAGCGAGTAAATTGAAAGACATTGGTGTTGTTAAAGAGTATTATGGCTATAATAATGAGAAAGCAAAAGTCGCTCTTGACATACTCACCAAAGATGAATTGAAAACATTAAAAGAGAAATTATATAAAGGTGGGACAAAATGAATGAATTAAATGAATTAAATACTGATTGGCATCCAGAGAAAATGCTCGAAGTCCAATTAAAAGAACCTGATGATTTTCTGAAGGTTCGTGAAACACTAACACGGATTGGCGTAGCGTCAAGAAAAGATAAAAAGTTATTTCAATCGTGCCATATTCTACACAAACAAGGAAGATATTTCATAGTACATTTTAAGGAGTTATTTGCTTTAGATGGTAAAAAAGCAAACCTTTCTGACAATGATTTGGAAAGAAGAAATACAATTGCTCAATTATTAAGTGATTGGGGATTGGTTGTTATATTAAATACTGCAATTGCAGAAAAGAAAGCACCTCTTTCACAGATAAAAGTTTTAGCATTTAAAGAAAAAGGCGAATGGGATCTGCAAGCAAAATATAATATAGGTAAAAAAGCAGAACCTGAAACAACAACAGAACCTGAACCTATAACAGAAGAAACCACAGAAGAATCAACAGATGGAAGCACAGAAGTTTAGAGATTTTATTACTGAAGGAGAAATCAAACCATATCGCTTTGTGTTGATATGGTATGATGATCCTGAAGATCCAGATGATCCAGAAAAAACAGCCGACAAGCTTATTGAAGAAGGTAAGAAGTTGGGTTGTACAGGATTTAAAGTTGATATTGATGGTGCTTACTCCAGTCTTGATGAAGAAAATGAGCAAAGATATGTTTACGATAAAGATGGTAGAGGTTTTTTAGTTGATGAAAATACTTTAGTTTTTGTTCGAGCACCTGTTACCAGAAGAAAATCTTGGTCTGATTTATTGACACAATTTGAAAGAGAAAATATTTGTTGTGTAAATAATAGACATTGTATGGAAACTACTTCGGACAAATATAGAACAAGTTTAGTTTTAGCAGAACAACAATTAAATCAACCTAAAAATGTTTTAATACATCATCAAGATAAATCATTGGATGATTTTGATAGATTAGGTGCAAAGTTTCCTATCATTTTAAAAACATTAACAGGTTCATTGGGAGTTGGTGTTGTAAAAATTGAAAGTGAAGAATCTTTAAATGCAACTACTCAACTTATGCATAAATTAGATAATGATATGGGAGTGTTATTGCAAGAATATATTCCAGCAACTTATGATGTAAGAGTTCAAGTTGTTGCTGGTAAAATTCATGGTGCAATAAAACGACCGATTGTTAAAAGAGATTTTAGAAGTAATGTATCTTTGGGTTCGGAACCTGTAGCACACACATTAACGAAATTGGAAGAAGAGCAAGTTCTTCTAGCAGCCAAAGCAGTTGATGGTTTGTGGGTCGGAGTGGATTTTATTCCTGCCAAAGATAGAAATAAAGACTTGCCATTTTTCATAGAGATTAATGCTACACCAGGCACAAAAGGATACACGAAAGCAACTGGTATGAATATCTGTAAAGATGTAATTAAAACATTTATGGATAGAGCATATTGGTTAAGAGAAAAACCATTTGAATCAATTTATAATTTAGAATAATTGCTTTACAACATATTTTAAATATGATATAATAGTTAATAATGAAAAGGAGTGAACAATGCCAAAAACACATCAAATAGAAAATCCGTTATACAAAGCACTAGAAGCAAAATATAATGCTGATATTCTTTCAGCAGTGGCAACACTTATAATTTATTTTGATAATCCTGTTGCAATCGGAGAACATCCACAACACATTTCAGAAATGGATAAATTAGTAGGCGAACTTAATGCCGCTGATGAAAAACTAACAACTTTAAAAAAATATTTTAATAATAAACAGATATAATACTATATGAAATTCTATACTTCGGTATTGCCATTCCGTGGCAAACTATTGGTTCGTGGTGTAAATCACGATGGTACTCATAAGAAGTTTAGAATTAATTATCAACCATCTTTATTTATCCCATCAAAAAAAGAATCAAAATATAAAACATTAGACGGTCGTAATGTAGGTAAAATTAAATTTAATAGTATATCAGAAGCTAAAAAATGGATTGAACAATATAAAGATGTCACTAATTTTGAATACTTTGGTAATACAAGATATCAATATCCTTTTATTGCAGATCAATTTCCTGATAAAGTGAATTGGGATATTAAACAAATAAGAATACTTACAATTGATATTGAATGTGAAAGTGAAAATGGTTTTCCTAATTCAGATGAGGCAATTGAACCTTTAATTTCTATTACAGTAAAAGAACATACAACAAAAAAGATAATTGTTTTTGGTATGGATAATTTTGTTAATGATAGACCAGATGTTACATTTATTAAATGTCCTACTGAAAGAGAATTAATTGAAAAGTTTTTAGAATTTTGGTTAGATTATAATCCTGATATCATTACAGGTTGGAATGTTAAATTCTTTGACATACCTTTCTTAATGAATAGATTTAGAAGATTAATGGGTGATGAATATATTTTACATTTTAGTCCATGGGGAATTGTGTCACAACAAAGTGCTAAAATAACTGCTAAAGGTTTTCAAAAAGAACAAAACTATTGGGATATAATGGGTGTTTCTATTTTAGATTACCTTGACCTATATCGTAAACATACATTTATTAGACGAGAAAGTTATAGACTAGATTATATAAGTAAAGTAGAATTAGGAGAAACTAAAGCAGAAAATCCTTATGATACATTTAAAGAATTTTATACAAAAAATTATCAGCAATTTATAGAATATAATATCCAAGATGTAGAACTTGTTGATAAACTAGAAGACAAAATGAAATTGATTGAGTTGCATTTAACTATGGCTTATGAAGCGAAAGTTAATTATCAAGATTGTTTTGGCCAAGTCCGTATATGGGATACTATTATATTCAATCATTTAAAATCTAAAAATATTGTTGCACCTGCTGTTGTAAAATCTAAAGAGTCCCGAGGTTATGAAGGTGCTTATGTAAAAGATCCTGTTGTTGGTTTTCACGATTGGATTGTAAGTTTTGATTTAAATAGTTTGTATCCACATTTAATTATGCAATACAATATTTCTCCTGAAACAATGGTTGGCTATGAACCTAATCGTGTCAATGTTGAGAATATGTTAAATCAAAAATCCAACTTGTCTGATTTAGATAAAAGAACTATCACTCCCAATGGTGCTCAATTTAGAACAGACAAGCAAGGATTTCTTCCTGAACTAATGGACAAGTTATACAAAGAACGAGTTATCTATAAAGATAAATTGGCAAAAGCAAAAGCATTATATCAAGAAACTGGTGATAAAAGATTAAAGAATGAAATATCTACAAATTATAATATACAGCTGTCAAGAAAGATTGCTTTAAATAGTGCTTATGGTGCTATTGGTAATCAATACTTTAGATACTTTGATGTAAGACACGCTGAAGGTATTACAATGGCAGGTCAATTAACAATCAGATGGATTGAGCGTGATGTAAATGAGTATCTAAACAAACTATTGAAAACAAAAAATATAACCTATGTTGTTGCGTCTGATACAGATTCAATTTATATTAAATTAGGTACTGTTGTTGATAAAATATTTAAAGATAAATCTAACAATAAAAAAATTGTAAAAGTATTAGATAAGTTTTGTGAAGAAAAATTACAACCATTTATTGATTCAAGTTTTGCTAAATTAGCAAAGTATGTTAAAGCATACGATCAAAAAATGATTATGAAAAGAGAAGTAATTGCTAATAAAGGTATATGGACTGCTAAAAAAAGATATATCTTAAATGTATTTAATGAAGAAGGTCTTAATTTAAAAGAACCTAAATTAAAAATTATGGGTATTGAAGCAGTTAAATCTTCTACACCTGCACCTTGTAGAGTTAAAATTAAAGAAGCATTAAAAGTAATTATGACAAAAGACCAATCGGCATTGATTGACTTTATAGAAAATTTTAGAACACATTTTAAAAAGTTGCCACCTGAAGATATTGCTTATCCTAGAAGTTGCAATAATTTAAAAAAGTATAGTTCCACAAAAGACATATATCAAAAATCTACACCAATTCATGTAAGAGGTGCTTTACTTTATAACAATCTATTAAAGAAAAACAAATTGGTAAAATATGAAACTATACAAGACGGTGATAAGATTAAATTTATTGCATTAAAAGAACCTAATTCTTTGAGAGAAAATGTCATATCATTTTCAAGTAGATTACCGAAAGAGTTTAAACTACACCAATATATTAATTATGATGAAATGTTTACCAAATCATTTTTAGAACCATTAAGATTTATAGTAAAAGCAATTGGTTGGGATTTTGAAAGAAAGGCAACTTTGGATGAATTTTTTTAACCGAAAACACTTGACATTTGAGAAATCGTTATTATATAGCATAGAGAGGAGAAATATATAATGAGTAAAATAATAGGAATAGACTTAGGAACAACGAACTCTTGTGTTGCCGTAATGGAAGGTACACAAGGAAAAGTATTAGAAAATATAGAAGGTGCAAGAACAACACCATCGGTAGTATCATTTGGTGATGAAACTTTGGTTGGTATGCCTGCTAAAAGAATAGCGGTAACTAATCCAGAGAACACCATCTATGCAGTTAAGAGATTAATTGGTAGAAAATTTGATGGAGATTCTGTACAGAAAGATATACAGACAACTCCATATAAAATTATAAAGGCAGATAATGGAGACGCTTGGATAGAATCAAAAGGTAAAAAATATTCACCAGCACAAATCTCTGCTTTCACTTTACAAAAGATGAAAGAAACTGCTGAAAAGTATCTTGGACAAGAAGTTAAAAAGGCTGTAATAACAGTACCAGCATACTTTAATGACTCACAAAGACAAGCAACCAAAGACGCAGGTAAAATTGCAGGACTTGAAGTTGAAAGAATTGTGAATGAACCTACTGCCGCTGCATTGGCATATGGTTTGGATAAAAAGAAATCAGGCACAGTAGCAGTTTATGATTTAGGAGGTGGTACATTTGATATATCAATTCTTGAAATCGGTGATGGAGTATTTGAAGTTAAGTCAACTAATGGTGATACATCATTAGGTGGTGAAGATTTTGATAATGTTATTGTTAATTACATACTAGCAGAATTTAAAAAAGATACTGGTATGGATTTAAAAGGAGATAATTTAGCAATTCAAAGAGTTAGAGAAGCTGCTGAAAAAGCAAAATGTGAATTATCATCTACAGCAGAAACAGATATTAATTTACCTTTTATTACTGCTAATAAAACAGGTCCAAAACATTTAAATATTAAATTAAATAGATCAAAGTTTGAATCATTATCAGAAGATTTAATTAAAAGAACTGTTGCACCGTGTAAGGTAGCATTAAAAGACGCAGGTATAAAGACTTCCGATATTAGTCAAGTTGTACTTGTTGGTGGTATGACAAGAATGCCTAAAATTGTTGAAACAGTTAAAAACTTTTTTAATAAAGAACCAAATAAAAGTGTTAATCCAGATGAAGTTGTAGCAATTGGAGCTGCAATTCAAGGTGGTGTATTATCAGGTGATGTTAAAGATGTATTACTATTAGATGTGACACCTTTATCACTTGGTATTGAAACATTAGGCGGAGTTGCTACAAAACTTATTGATAAGAACACAACAATACCTACAAAGAAAAGTCAAATATTTTCAACTGCTGAAAACAATCAACTTGCAGTTAATATTAATGTGACTCAAGGAGAAAGACAACTTGTAAAAGATAATAAAATGTTAGGTAACTTTATGCTTGATGGTATCCCACCTGCACCAAGAGGTGTTCCTCAAATAGAAGTAACCTTTGACATTGACGCAAATGGTATTGTAAGTGTATCTGCTAAAGACAAAGGTACAGGTAAAGAACAAAAGATAACAATACAAGCGTCTGGTGGATTATCAGAAGCAGAAATAGACCAAATGGTTAAAGACGCTGAAGCAAATAAAGAAGCAGACCAGAAAGTTAAAGAAAAGATTGAAGCAAGAAATCATGCTGACGGTCTAGTTGATAGTACCGAAAAGGCACTTAAAGAACATGGAGATAAAATTTCAGCAGAAGAAAAATCTAAAGTTGAAACTGGTATCAATGATCTTAAAGAGGCACTTAAAGGTGAAGATGTTGAAGACATTAAAAAGAAAACAGGTGAGTTGACCGAAGCGTCAATGAAACTTGGTGAGGCAGTCTATAAAGATATGCAACAAAAAGAACAACCAAAAAAACAATCTAAAACAGAAGAAAAAAAGAAAGACGATAAAGATATTAAAGAAAATGTAGTTGACGCTGAATTTGAAGATGTGACACCTGTTGATAAAAATGAGTAAAATTAGAGAGCTATTAGATGATATAAAAAAAGTTAGAAATGATTTAGTAGCACGAAATAATCCACATTTTCAAGACCTTACAAATATCATTTATAAATGGGAAACTAAACTTGCAACTGAGCAAGGTACTTGTACTTGTGGTAGGTCTCCAACAGGTAATTGTATTGGTTGGCATAAACTAACAGAAGAAAATTATAAAAAGTCATTAGAACATTATAATAAACATACACCATCAATAGATGGACCAGGAGAATAGTGGTATTCAGTATTAGTAGCCACCAGGTATATCGCCTGCCTTGTATTGGTGTATGTAGTATAGATAAAGAAAGTGGTTACTGTTTAGGTTGTAGCCGTACCGAAGATGAAGTATATAAATGGGAAAGTGAAAACACTTCCGATGAATGGAAAGAAAAACTTTTAGACGAATTAAAAACAAGATGAAAGACTACAATCGCAATAATACACTATATAGCCGTCTATTAGCCGCCGCTGGGGACGATAAACTACCTATACTAGACAATAAGACATTTGAATCAATGAACGCAGAATACGGCAAGGAGGAGATGAGAAAAAATCTTGCCGATTATATTGCAACTGAACGACCTGTTTTTCCGTTAAAAGAAATATCGGAAGATAATATGAGGGAGTGTTTTTATAATTTAAAAAATTTTAATACTAGCGCCATTTGTATTCCAAAAGAACAAGTTGACAAAGAAGTATTTGAAAAATATAATGACTACCAATATCCATATTCCAAATATGGACTAGGTTTGATTAATGGTCCAAGTACTTACAATGATGTATCAAATTTCTTTATGCAAGATTTGAGATTAGAATGTGGTAGTTATGGATTCAGAGCACCAAAAGAAGTATGGGAAAATGGTGACGCATATGCTATATGGAAATGTTTAGGTCCTATATCTTTATAAGTAAT